ACAATGGTGTCTACATATGATGATTCACCCACAAAACCAGTAGTGGTAAATGGGATAACACCCAACTTGATTGACAACTTATTCATTGTTAGTCCACCCGAAGAGGTTAAAGAAGCAATCGCAGAAGAAGGTGGAAGTGGAGAAAATGATAGTAAAAATATTTTAGATGTTGATTTTCTAGAATTCAATGACCTAGAAGAAGATTACTTCGAGGATGATGAATTAGAATATACAGAACTCGATAGAGATTTATTAGATGTAGATTTCTTACAAGATTTATTAGATGTTATCGTAGGAATCGACAGAAAAGTCGGACTAGATAAACAAAGAAACACGGCATTCGGAACAGTTCGTATTGAAGGAACGGTGCCAGGATTTGATAAAGACACACAATATTCAACTATTGTAGATAAGGGTCTTGGTCAAATATGGTTCTACAGGGAAGTTAATGGAATTATTTCTATTAGATTACCAATGTATGCACAAGCATCCATTAGAACTATAACAGACGAAAAGGAATCATCAATACAGGTGGGTGATGGTTCGTCTCTAAATATAACCATTACACAAACAAACTAGGAGATACAATGGACAATATGCTAAGTAAATTCCGAGAATGGCACGAGACTCAAATATTTGGATTTCAAAAAGCCATGAGGTTAGATGACTACCATATGTTATGGATGACATTTGCTAAAGGAGTGATTCTTACATTATTATTTCAGTGGATATTTTAATGAAAAAAGTTTTATCATTATTAATAATGTTTCCCTTGTTAGTCATCGCAGATGATGACAACAAGGTTGATGTGAACACTACTGGGAGTCAGTCTAATGATTCCCTAGTGTTTAATCTAACACAAATAGGTTATAACAACGATACCGTCTTTACAATCGGTGGTTCCAATAACACATTTCTAATTAAACAAGAAGGAAACAACAACGAGATTTCCTTCGTAGATTACTTTGGTTCGGGAGAAACTTGGGGTGGAGACCTCGATGGTAATAACAATGCATTACACTTCGAACAAAATTGTACTCGTGGTTCCAGTTGTGGTAAATCTGATATAGGATTTCACATTCAAGGAGATGGTAACTCAGTTCGATGGGGTCAAGGAAAGGTTCTATCAAACGCTTCAGATGAGACATTTTCACTCGATTCGGATGAGGGTGGTAATCATAAACTAAACCTAGACATTCACGGTAATAATAATTCAGTCGCAGGGTTTCAAAGAAATGGTGCTCAAAATCAATACTCAGGTCACACTGCAACCTTATACATCTATGCAAATGACAATTCACTTTGGGTGAAACAAGAGAATGATGGTGCAAAGACTTTAAACTACATTAGTAGAACAGATGATAATACAGGACATATAGTTCAAATGGGTAGTGGGAGTCACACTTCAACCATAAATCTCACTGGTACATACCCATCAACTTTAAATTTATTGCAAAACTCAAGTACAAATCAATCATATACACTCACACAAAACTGCGTTACAGTAGGTGGATGTAGTGTTACAATAACTCAAGAGTAATGTACTCTTGGAAAGCGTGTCTTGTTACGATACTTGCCCTCTTTGCATTAAAGGTTACTAATCCTTATTTCATAGAGAACATATCTTGGACATGGTTCGATTACTTACATCAACAACAAGGAGAATTTTATGTGGATGACATCGTTCTTGTCGACATCGACGAGAAGTCTCTTGAAACTTTTGGACAATATCCTATACGTCGTGGTATTTACCGTGACCTTCTTCTTGATACCCATTATAGCAATACTCATATTTTTGGTATGTTATTTTCTAAACCCGACAGAGACCCCACACAAGACGCGATATTTGCAGAGGGATTAGTCAATCGTCTCACAATCCTTGGAGCTGCTCCAACATCACAAACTCAAAAAGGTTCTGCACCATTCGTAGGTAACTCAACGTTTGGGGGTGGTAATCCTAAAGATTTTCTGTGGAACTTCGATGGAATTGTATCGCCCATCGCGATGCTGAAAGATAATACTTATGGGGTTGGAGTTGTGACGGCTACTCCAGCTGTCACTGGAACACCAAATTTTGATGGGACTACGCGGTCTGTACCCCTATTGGTTACGGCAAACGATGAAGTATATCCCTCACTAATGTTAGAAGCTTTACGAGCCTTACGTAACGAACCAAGTTATCAAACTAAGATTACACCCGAGACTGGTGTAGAGTGGGTACGGATGGGAAGAGACAAACCGATAACCACCACTCCAACCAGTGATGTAATGATATCCTATTGGAACAAATTCCATAGAATTTCTGCAGTAGACTTACCCGATTCTAATTTCGAGAATAAAATACTTGTATGGGGTTTGACTGCAGAGGGTTTGAATAATCCAGTTTCAACCCCAAGGGGAGTAATGTATCCCCATGAAGTGCAAGCGAACCTGCTCCAAACCGTTTTGACAGGAGTTCAAATACAACAATCCTACTATCTTGAATCACTAGAGTCTGTTCTTCTTCTGTTAGTTCTGCTAATGATAGTTGCGATGGTTTACAAGCTTCCCACAGTTCTTTCGGGGACAGGGTTTCTATTACTTGTAGTATGCCAGATTGGCGGGAGTTATTATATTTGGACTTCAGAGCTCGTTCTTTTCGATACCTTCTTTTCATCGTTGGCCTCCTTAGTAGTTTTCGGTCATGCTTCGTTCAACAAATACTATGTGACTTTCCAAGAAAAGCAACAAATAAAGAAGCAGTTCCAAAAGTATTTATCTCCCGACATGATTGAAGAGCTACAAAAACACCCCGAAAAATTGAGACTTGGTGGAGATAGAAAGGAGATGACCTTCATGTTTATGGACATCATCGGATTCACTCCTATAAGCGAACATTACATGAAACAGGATGACCCCGAAGGATTAGTAGAATTGATTAACAAATTCCTTGATATGCAGACTAAGATAATCCTAAATAATGGTGGAACCATCGACAAGTACATGGGCGATTGTATAATGAGTTTTTGGAATGCTCCTATGGAGTGTAAGAACCATGCAGACCTTGCCGTTAAATCAGCACTGGAAGTGCTAGAAGCAACAAAGGAATTAAATGAAGAACTTAAACCTCTCGAACTGCCTCCTATTAATGTTGGGATTGGTATCTCTACAGGCGAATGCATCGTTGGAAACATGGGGTCAGAACTTAGATTTGACTATTCCGTCATTGGAGATGCAGTTAACCTCGGAGCTAGACTCGAAGGACAAACGAGAAATTATGATGGGGTGGACTTGTTGTTATCACAAAGAACTTATAAACAGTGTAAGGTTGGAGCATACATTGAAGTCGATAGAATACACGTCAAGGGGAAAAGTGAAAAGGTCACTATCTACACTCCAATTAAAGGAACCCATAACTGATTTTCAATGGGGTACATTTGTATCACTTCAACTTCTTGATATGTACACTACCTATAAAGGATTGCAATACGATTGTGTATTTGAAACGAATCCTCTCTTTGGTGAAAGACCTTCAGTAATGACAATGGGTGTAAGAAAGATTGTTATACTTGCCCCAGCAATAGTTTCTGAACAGAACAATCAAACATTAAGTATAGAAGACATGAGAGATATTAACCTTCTTATGGGTTTAGTTGTCCTTAACAATGCAAGTATTTCAAACAAATCATCAAAAAGATGCAATAAATTGTAAAAACCCCTTGAAATTTCTAAATCAGTCCCCATATATGCTATATATACTATTGTAATTGCCTTCGGGGATTACATAACATAACTTGCTTAATAAAGGAGAAAACTATGACAAGTAAACAGCTCGGAGACTTCGATGTCTTCAATTTCGGGAAATCATTCCCATTCGCAATCGGGTTCGACAGAACTCTTCAACTATTAGAACGTGCCAATCAGTCACCGACTAATACAAACTATCCACCTTACAATATTGTAAAACACGATGCAGAGAACTTCAGTATCGAACTTGCATTAGCTGGATTTGATAAAAAGGACATCACAATCTCAAAAGAGAAAGAGGTTCTTAATATCGAAGGTAAACAAAAGGAAGGGGAAAACCTTGAGTACGTCCATAGAGGACTTGCAGCTCGTTCATTCAAAAGAACATTCACACTTGCAGACGACATTGTCGTTAAAGGTGCAGACATGAAGAATGGTATTTTGAGTGTATCTTTGGAAAGGATTATACCCGAAGAAGATAAACCCCAAAAAATCAAAATTTCTTAACAAAGCCTCTTACAGATACACCTGTTATGTTATATAATAGGTGTATCTATTATTATGGAGTATAGATTATTATGACAGAAGAAAGAAGAATGGGATTAGAAATTATCGAAGGGGAAACTAAAGTACCCGAAGTAGTCCTACCTCAGAGAATTGATGGTGAATTCGTAACACTAGACACACAACAACAGTTTGCTGGTAAAAGAGTAATTGTATTTGGTTTGCCTGGCGCATTCACTCCAACATGTTCAACACAACAATTGCCTAGCTTTGATGAGAGATTTGAAGAGTTTAGAGAAAAGGGAATTGATGAGATTTATTGTGTATCAGTGAATGATACATTCGTAATGAACTCATGGTTCGAATCATTAGGTATCAAAAATGTTTACCCTCTTCCCGATGGTAACGGTGAGTTTACTCACTTGATTGGTGCAGAATGTTCTAAATCAAATCTTGGTTTTGGATATAGGTCTTGGAGATATGCAGTTGTAATCAACGATGGTGTAATTGAAAAAGCATTCATTGAAGATGGCTATCAAGACAATGCAGAGTCCGACCCTTATGAGACTTCAAGCCCAGAAAATATATTGAAAAATCTTTAGAAATCGCCTTGACAGAGTTGTGCTAAATATAGTATAATGGAGTCATGATGAGTGATAATAAATATTTTCAATACAATCTAGAAGACCTTCACCGTAACAGTGAAAGTAAACAGTTTAATTACATTACTTTCTTTGCAGGCGGTGGTGGTTCTTCATGTGGTTACAAACTAGCAGGTGGTGACGTTCGTTACATGAACGAGTTCCAACAGTTACATGTTGACACCTACCTAGAAAACTTCCCTAACACAGTACATGAATGTAGAGACATCAAAGAAGTCACTGCAGAAGGTATCATGGAGCTTAGTGGACTTAAGAAATACGAATTAGATATCATGGATGGGTCACCACCTTGTCCACCATTTTCTATGGCAGGTTCCAAGAAAGAAGGATGGAACCAAGAGAAGATGGCATATGGTATGAAGCAACAGAACATTGAAGACCTAACATGGGAAATGATTAGGATTGCCGAAGGGTTAATGCCTAAAGTTATAATATGTGAGAACGTGAAAGGTCTTTCAATGGACTATGCAAGAGACCATCTAAACAGGATGGTAAACGATTTCGAAGCACTAGGATACTCAGTGACTTGGAAAATCATGAAGGGACATCAGCATGGTGTACCTCAGAAGAGAGAAAGAGTATTCATGGTTGGTGTACGTGACGATGTACTTGAAGGTATTGGAATGCCTTGGATGTGCATGTCATCTGTATTCCCCGACCCAGTAAAAGAATTTGCATCTATAGAAGATGCAATCCATGATTTAGAAACCGATGAAGATAACATGAAAGATGCAGCTTATCTAGAGACTGCCATGGACGATTCTTCAAAAGGTCATTGGGTAAATGGATTTGATGTTCATCCCGATGAAAAGTTTGAAGGTTGTGTTCCATGTAAAGGTCTTACACCAGTATTAAAAGAAAGAGACAACCAAGCATATACCTCTATTGGAGACCATATTGTAAAACCATGGTTCCAAGAGAACATTGCACTAGGACATATCAAACCCGAAGATGAGAAACATTCTTACTATATGTCAAGAATAGTTCCTAAACATCTACCAGCTCATTCATTGACTGAACAAGGTTGTCAACCTAAGTTTATGGGTGGTAATCATTTCCACCACAGTGGTAAAAGAATTTACACACCAAAAGAAATGGTAAGATTAATGACTCTACCAAACGACTATAAAATGACTGGTGATTACAATGATAAAGGTGCAAGAATAGGATTGATGGTAGCACCATTGTGTATGTACTACTTAGTTGAAAACATTAAAGGACAAATATTAGAACCATGGAATTCACTGCAACAAAAGACTTAGGATTTAAAGAAACATTCAAAGAATGGAACGGTAAGTATCTTACTGAAGATTCTTATGATACTGTTATATCATCCATTGGTGTCGAGGATGACATCATTAAAATCTATAAACCTCATGGTACACTCATGGGTGAAACCTTACTTGCATGTATTGTAAAGAGAGCATATACAGGTACGACTTATCAAACAGTTAAAGACACTTTGTTCTCTATCGATGATACATCTACAATGAGAGCAAATGCAGCCGGGCCTATCGACCATGAAGAGATGAAGGCAAAAGGATTAATCGAAGGAAAGGACTATGTCCTAAGAACTCCAAACAGTTACTACCCACTTAAGAAGAACGGTGAGTTCAATCGTATTGCAGAAGCAAACGAGATTCATTCAGTTCTAATCGGGTATAAACGTGGCAGATTCACAGGAATGATTAAGGCAAGTGGATGGATGGATAAGAAATCCAACAAAGAAAAGTTTGAAACCTTATCACAGATTGCAAACGTCAATGAACAAGCATTGAAGACTGCAGTTCCCGAAGTATACAACTTACAAAAAACTTTTGCAGATGAATGTATAGATGAGAAGTATCACATTGGTGGTTCACCGATGACAGCTTTATCTGCAAACAAATATTCAACTGGTGGGACTGCAAAGATGTCTGCACATTTGGATGGAAAAGATTTAGAGTTCGGAATGACAACTATGTGTGTCTTCCGTATTGGAGAATTTGGGGGTGCATACTTATGTTTCCCTAGATATGGTATTGCTATTGAAGCAGATGATGGAGACGTACTGATTGCAGATTCAAATGAATTGCACGGTGTATCACCTATCACTGGTGAAGGAGTAAGGTTATCATGTGTTGCATATTGTGATGAACATGTTGCAACTAAAGGGAGAGCTGGAAAGACTGAGAATCCTATCGGCCCACATGCTGGAAAGTATGAGGAGAAAGGTTCACTCGACAGCTTTTTCTAGACCTAAATAATAATGTATCAACTGGAACGTTTCCTTTTGGACATCAACGTTATAACATATCCCTCGTAGGGATAAGGAAAAAAATATGACAACACAAAATCACCTGTTCGCAGGTTTAAAAAAGAGCTACGATATAGAACTCACCCGAGAACTATGTCCACCCAAAGAAACTTATCAAACTTGTAAATTCAAGAAAAGACTTGTAGTACACAAGGATAAGATTCACATCATTGACCCTATTACAGGGGAACCATTGCAACCGAGAGAAGAAATCAATCTCACTCAAAATGTTATTGAGATTAAAACTTCATTCAAGTACAGAGGTTGGTTACATTCAGAAGAACCACTATTTGTACAAGTCGCTGCTGATGGAAACTTCATTCTAAGAAGTGGATTCAACAGATACAAAGCTGCAACGGAAAGTGGTTGGGAATATCTATTAGTAGATGTGTATGAAGATGCACCAGTCCAAAAGGACAACATTGCATTTAAGTATGTTTGTAACAATACTAACCTACCATCTAAACCTAATAAAGATATTGACTTCATTAGAGGTGTAGTAGAAGCGATTGATGCAAATGCAATCAATCAAGAAGTCGAAGCAGAGATAATCTCATTCTTAAAACAAATCACATCAACAGATGATGGTATGCGTTTAAAGACAGATGAAGAGATTGTCAACTATGTCGATGTAACGGAAGTAAATGACGATGGTTCAGAGAGTACTATTCAAGAACTATCATCTTCATGTTTACTATATAAAGTCTATAGACAAAGAGGAAAGAACAGAAACATTCTACCATTAGATGGTAAGGGTGCAAACCAAATTCTAAACTCTCTTAAAAAAGGATGGGCTGGAGCAAGAAACAAAGATGTTACTGAGTTAGGTTATTGTTTTGAGAAGAAGACTACATGTCACAGGATATTGTGGGATGGTATGAAACTTTATAGTAAATATCAAACACCTATCATGTTATATGGTTATGTTGAGAATCCCTCATCAATGACTTTAAAGTCTGATAGAATAGAAACACTTGCAAGATACGAGTGGTTCATAGAAGAATGTGTAAGAAGATTTACGGATTCTCTTGACTATCACAAGATGGGACTTAACTTCATGGAACTTGAATGGAAGTTCAGAGAAATCTTTCAGTGGGGTGGATTTATACCTCAAGATAAAACACCACATTGTGATGAAAGTGGAAGGATAGTAGAACTATGATTATAATGGTTGGTGGAGTTCCATGTTCGGGAAAGTCAACTCTCATGAGAAGACTTATCTCTAGGTTAGATGAACCCAATCTAATTGAACCGATGAAACTATTTAAGTGCCAAGAACATGGTGACATATTAGTAGTCGGTCAATATCCCGAGGGAGAGACATTCGGCGGAACTGATAAGCTCTCTCACGGTTCTATCCCACAGTTTAGAGAGTTCATTGAAGCAATGAACATTGCATACAAACATGTTCTAATAGAAGGTGATAGATACTTTAGAGGAGTAGACATAGAATGGTTGATGCAAAACCATGAAGCATTAGTTTACGTTCTAACAGTAGACATATCCGAAGAACACAATCGTCACACAGAACGTGGAGACACACAATCAGAAGTATGGCTGAAGGGAAGACGAACACAGATAAATAACATACTAACAAACATGAATCTTTTAGGACAACTAAATATTCGTGATAATGATTCAATAGAATCATCTATGAAAATAGAAGAGGAGATATATGCCAAAATTATTCAATAATAAAGTCTACATGGTAGTAGAGAACCCATCTGAAGAAGATGCAGCTATTGAATTGACTGGTGGTGAATGGGATGGACTAGTATACCAATATGGTAAGCTACAATTCGAAGAAGGTAAACCAAATATTAACTTCCAAAGAACAATAAGAAGGTTCCCTCACGGGCAACAGAAGACAGATATTGGACTTGAGGAACTCCTAAATAATAGTGAATTAAACGACCTCATGGGTGAAATACTCATGGAATTAGTCGATGAACAAATGAAAAGAGAACAAGATGAAATCAAGACAAGCTAAAATCGAAGACTCAGAGAGTAATATACACTATCCTATAATAAATTATACGGATGAATCAGATTACGACGCTAAAGTCGCACAAATTGTCACCGATATGGGTGGTAAATACTTAGGAGAGTATCAAGAATTATGAACAGAGAAGTATTGAAAGAACAAATTAAAAGACACGAAGGTGAGGTATTAGAAGTCTATGCAGACTCACTAGGATACTTAACTTTTGGTGTAGGACACCTAATTAAAGAAGGCGACCCCGAACATGGTAAACCAGTAGGAACACCAGTATCACAACAAAGAGTTGATGATATATATGATTATGATTTTGATAAACATGTTGCAGAAGCAATTCATGTTTTTGGTACAGAGGAAGCATTTTATAATCTACCCGAAGATATACAACATGTATTAGTCAACATGACTTTTAACTTAGGTGCAACAAGACTAGGATACTTTAAAGGTATGATGGGTGCAGCTAGGTCTCATGATTGGAAAAAAATGGCATATGAAATGGAAGATTCCAAATGGTTTGGACAGGTCGGAAGACGTTCGAAAGAACTACAGGAGCTTGTATTAAATGTCTAATCTTATCAAGTGCCTACGTTTAGAAAACGGAGACGTTGTTATTGGTAAAGTGAAAGAGTCATTTTTTAAATATACTGTAGAAGAAGCACATGCTTGTATCGTATCAGTAGAAGGGGAACAAATGGAAGTAGGTCTAGCTCCATGGATTCCTTATGCAAAGGATTTTACCTTTGACATATCAAAAGTCAGAGTAGTGACATGTTTTGAACCTAGACCAAACCTTGCAACAAACTACAAGGTTCTAACAGGAAATAAATAATATGGTAGATTTTATGGATAGAGTCTTAATGGCTCAAGTACAAAACGCAAACGCTCAGATTGCAAAACACAAAATCAATGTTGAAGTGTTAACAAAAAATGCAAGTGGTACAGCAGACCACCCCGACCTTATGGCTTCAGTTGAAAGTGAACTGAACAAGATAGGACACTGGGAAGAAATCAAATCTGTAATCAAAAAGAATTTCGACTTTGAGAGTAAAAAAACACTTGTAGAATAGAAGACTTTCTGTTATAATAACAGTATGGATTTTTATACTAATGTGTGTCGTACTCGCGACAAGATACTCGTAAAAGGTTACCAAGGTAAAAAACAGGTTCAGATGTCTGTGGATTACCGTCCCAACCATTACGTCCCAACAAAGAAACCCTCTGCATTCAAGTCATTGGATGGAAAGAACCTTGAGGTTGTCAATCTCAGTTCAATGGGCGGTGCAAGAAAGTTCCGTGAGAAGTTTGCTGGAACAGCAGGGATGGAAATCCATGGATATGATAGATACATCTATACATATATTGCAGACAAGTTTCAAGGTGATATCAAGTATGACCCAAAGGTCATCAAGATTGCAACACTCGACATTGAGTGTGAATGTGAAGATGGGTTCCCCGAACCCATGCAAGCTTTGGAAAAGGTCAATGCAATCACAATCAAACCGTTCAGATTCATGGCTCACACATTCGGGATTGGGCCGTGGGATGACAAACCAGCAAACGTAACATATCATGAAGCACAGGATGAGAAAGACCTACTTGAACAATTCATCAAGTACTGGAGAAAAGAGAAGTTCGATATCATCACAGGCTGGAATGTTAATACTTTTGATATTACTTATTTGTGTAATCGTGTCGACAGAGTCTTTGGTGCTGACTCACATAGAAAATTCTCACCATGGAACATGTGTGATGTCAGAGAATTTAAAACCAATTGGGGCTCTCAACAACAGGTTTTTAATCTGTATGGAATCAATGTAATTGATTACCTAGAACTATACAAAAAACATACATTCGTAAATCAAGAGTCCTACAGACTAGACCATATTGCTATGGTTGAACTGGGTAAGGCTAAGATTGATTACTCAGAAGAAGGTTCACTCCATCATTTATACAGACTAAACTATTCCAAGTTCCTTGCATACAATGTAAAGGATGTTACCTTGGTAGAAGACCTAGAAGAGAAACTAGGATTGATGGAATTGATTCTTGCCATGTCTTACAATGCAAAGTGTAACTACAATGATACATTTGGTATGGTCAAGTATTGGGAGACAATCATCTATAACTTCCTTAAGGAACAGAAGATTGCAACACCACCACAGAGACTATCACAAACAAAAGGTGATAGAATTCAAGGTGCATACGTTAAAGAACCATTGGTGGGTAAACATGAATGGGTCGTTTCATTCGACTTGAACTCACTGTATCCACACATCATCATGCAGTACAATATCTCACCCGAGAAGATGCAGAGAGGATTGACAGACACATCCGTAGAGAAACTATTCAACAAAGAAACAGTAGTTGATGGTGCATTCGGTATCACACCAAACGGTGCTAGATTCTCTAACGACAGACAAGGTTTCCTTCCCGAACTTATGCAGAAGTTCTATGACGAACGTAAGATGTGGAAGGGTAAAATGATTGAGTATCAGAAGGAACTACAAACTTGTACAGACAGGAAACGTAAGAATGAACTCAACACATTAATCAAACGTTCTTACAACAACCAACAGGTTAGAAAGATTGCACTTAACTCAGCTTATGGTGCCTTGGCAAATCAATACTTTGCATTCTTTGACCCACAACTTGCAGAGGCAATCACATTGTCGGGTCAGTTGATTATCAAACATGCAGAGAAAACAATCAATGATTGGTTGAATACCACACTCAAGACAGATGAAGATTATGTTGTTGCAATGGATACTGATTCTGTTTACATAACACTAGACAAACTGATACAGAAGGTAATGCCTAATGAAACTGATAAAACCAAAATCACAAACTTTATCGACTCAATTGCAAAATCCCACATGGAAGAAGTTCTTGAAGAGGGCTTCAAAGAACTTGCAGAGTACACCAATGCCTACGAACAGAAGATGGAAATGGGGAGAGAGGTCATCGCAGACCGTGGGATTTGGACTGCAAAGAAAAGATACATCCTCAACGTCATCGACAACGAAGGAGTCAGACTAGCCGAACCCAAACTCAAGATGATGGGTATTGAGACTGCAAAGTCCAGTACACCACAATGGGTCAGAGGTAAACTTACAGATGCATTCAAGATTGTGATGCAAGGAACTGAAGAAGAACTATGGGATTTTGTTGAAGGTGCTCGTATGGACTTCCGTAGGTTACCACCCGAAGAAATGTCTTCACCAAGAGGTTGTAATAATCTCGGACAGTATGCAGACCCAACAATGATTTACACCAAGGGTACACCCATACACGTACGCGGTGCCTTACTTTACAATCATCATCTAAAACAAAAGAACATTCACAAACGTTATGAGTTGATTAAGAGTGGAGAGAAACTACACTTTACATATCTCACAACACCTAACCCAATCAACGAGAACGTCATATCTTTTCTAAACGTGTTACCAAGAGAAATGGATTTACACAAGTATTTGAATTATGACATGCAATTTGACAAGTCATTCATAGAACCACTGAAGGTGGTTATAGAAAAGATTGGCTGGAATGTCGAACCAGTTGCTTCGCTTGATTCGTTTTTCGGATAAATACTAGTATGGCATACTCAGATGAAGTAGTAAAACGATTCGAATCCGTTCTTGCAAACCCAAAAAAACACTCAGTTGGTTCACTAGATAGGAAAGACCCCAAGGTCGCAACAGGACTTGCAGGAGCTCCTGCTTGTGGTGATGTGATGCAACTTCAACTATTACTAGATGACAACGAAAAAATTGTCGATGTAAAATTCAAGACTTACGGATGTGGAAGTGCAATTGCATCTTCGTCATTGTTCGTAGACATGATGATGGGTAAGACTATTGCAGAAGCAAAACTCATCAAGGACAAAGATATTGCAGAGGTGTTACAATTACCACCGATAAAATTACATTGCAGTGTACTAGCAGAAGACGCTATCAGACAAGCGATGGTGGACTATGAGACAAAACAAACAGAAGGTTATACACATCCTATTTTAGACCAATCAATGATAGGTCATAACAACCCGCCACCCCTTTCAAGAGAAGACTTCATCGAGTGAAGAAAAAAACTAAATAAGTTTATGGCTATATTCAAACAAAGTGAATTTCACGTTAAGGTAACAAAAATCGTAGACGGCGATACAGTTGATGTCGATATCGACTTAGGCTTTTCTACAGTTCTAAAAAAACAAAGAGTGCGTCTTATGGGAATCGATACCCCCGAGTCACGTACAAGAGATTTAGTGGAGAAATTATTTGGTAAAGCATCTAAGAAACATCTTACACATCTTTTATCAGAAGGTGATATCACCCTCATTAGTCACGACAAAGGAAAATTCGGAAGAATACTTGGAGAGTTATTTGTTCATAACGAAGATGAGTCAGTCATCAATATCAATAAACAAATGATTCTTGACCATCATGCAGTAGAATATACTGGTGAGAACAAAGATACTACTACAGAACGTCACATGGAACATAGACAACTTCTTTTAGAGAAAGGAACTGTTACTCAAGAACAGATTGACGAGGTATCCTAGAATGATTATCACCGCTATGGACTGTTTTTATATAGCAATGATATTAACTATATTCGGTTTTATAATGCATCTAGAAGTGTCAATGACTAAGTTAACATCAATGATGAAAGAGCATACTAAGTTTGATATGAAGATGTCACAAGTTGGTAAACAGCTTACAAAAATAGAAAAAAAACTCTAAAACCCCCTTGCATAAACCCCGAACATAGTCTATAATGGATATACATTATGGAGAAGTGTTATGTCATTTATTAAAGATTTAGTAAAAGCATCGGGAAACGAATATGCAAATATTGTTTCGGACGGTGTTGCAGCTGGAGATGTTGATACCTTTGTAGACACAGGTAGTCACATTTTCAATGCACTATTAAGTGGTTCACTATACGGTGGACTCCCCGACAACAAAATTACTGCAATCGCAGGAGAATCAGCAACAGGTAAAACTTACTTTGCATTAGGCATGGTAAAACAATTCCTATCTGATAACCCCGAATCTGCAGTTATTTACTTTGAGTCTGAGTCAGCAATATCAAAAGATATGATTGAATCTAGAGGAATTGATTCCAATAGAATGGTAATCGTACCAGTTGTTACTGTACAAGAATTCAGAAATCAAGCAATCAGCATACTAGATAAGTATGCAGAAACCCCAAAATCAAAACGTCCACCTATGATGATGTGTTTAGATTCACTTGGTATGTTATCAACTACTAAAGAAATCGAAGATACTGCAGAAGGTAAAGAGACTAAAGATATGACGAGAGCCCAAGTAGTAAAAGGTGCATTCAGAGTATTGACTCTTAAACTAGGACGTGTTGGTGTTCCTATGATAGTTACGAACCACACATATGATGTGATTGGTTCTATGTTCCCTCAGAAAGAAATGGGTGGTGGTAGTGGACTCAAGTACGCTGCATCATCAATCATTTATCTTTCAAAGAAGAAAGAGAAAGATGGAACAGAAGTTATTGGAAATATAATTCACTGTAAGAATGCAAAGTCAAGATTGACGGTTGAGAATAGAATAGTGGATGTTAGACTTTCTTATGAGAAAGGATTGGATAGGTACTATGGTCTATTAGACATGGCACTTGCATTTGGCGTCTTTACAAAAGAAGGAACTCGTGTTAAACTACCTACAGGTAAAACCGAATTCGGTAAGACAATTAATAACAATCCCGAGAAACACTTTACCCCCGAGGTAATGGGACTTCTTGAAGAGAAAGCACAGGAATATTTCAAATATGGAAACAGTGAGACTAGAACAGACGATACTGAACAACCTAGTTCAGAGTGAAGAGTTTACAAGGAAGGTAATACCATTCCTTAAGGAAGAGTATTTCTCCGAGTCGGACGAGAAGACCGTGTTCAACGAAGTAGGTTCCTATTTCGATAAGTACACTAAACCACCTACAGTGGAAGCACTTCTCATAAATCTAGATAACAACTCGTCACTCAATGACAGTGTTTTATCTAGTGCAAAAACTATTGTAGATAGTATTAGTAAGGACAAAGAAGACACACCAATCGATTGGTTGGTGGAAGAGACTGAAAAGTGGTGTCAAGATAGAGCAATCTATATTGCAGTCATGGATAGTATCGAAGTCATCGACAAAAAGTCCCAACGCTCGACTGGGGAAATACCCGACCTTTTAAAAGAAGCTTTATCTGTATCGTTTGACACTAATATCGGTCACGATTTCATTGAGAACTCAGACGATAGATTTGAATTCTATCACACTGAAGAAGAGAAACTTCCATTCGATTTAGAATACTTCAACAAAGTCACCAAAGGTGGATTACCAAACAAAACTTTAAACATATGTCTTGCTGGTACTGGTGTTGGTAAGTCATTATTCATGTGTCATATGGCATCTGCAAACTTAATGATGAACAAGAATGTGTTATACATTACATTAGAAATGTCAGAGGAAAGGATTGCAGAAAGAATCGATGCAAACACATTGAATATTCCTATGCAAGATTTACCCGACTTATCTAAGAAAATGTTTGATAAGAAGATTGACAAGATTAAAGAAAAGACTAAAGGTAAACTTATCGTAAAGGAATATCCAACTGCATCAGCTCATGTAGGTCACTTCAGACATCTACTTCAAGAGTTGAATATCAAGAAAGATTTTAAACCCGATATGATTTATATCGACTATCTAAATATATGTTCAAGTGCAAGAGTCAAGCCAGGAGCTGGTGCAAACTCATACACATTAGTGAAGAGTATTGCAGAAGAACTTAGAGGACTTGCAGTTGAGTTTGATGTACCAATCATGAGTGCAACACAAACAACACGTAGTGGTTATGGTTCTACAGATGTGGAACTAACAGATACTTCAGAATCATTTGGATTACCAGCGACTGCAGACTTTATGTTTGCACTGATTACATCCGATGAACTGGAAGAACTAGACCAAATGGTAGTAAAACAATTAAAGAATAGATACAATGACCCAACCGTATTTAAAAGGTTTGTCATAGGTGTCGACAGAAGTAGAATGAAACTCTATGACTGTGAACAAGAAGCACAGGAAGAACTCATTGACTCAGCAGTCAACGATGATGTTCCAGTGTTTGATAGAGGAAGAAATGATGGACAGAAACGAGATTTCTCAGAATTCAAGGTCTGACGATTTGTTATGGGGACATCCTATAACTGCAATACAAATAAATTCAGACCCAATTGATGAATGGTTTAAAACCATAGACCTTGATGAGTTATGTAAAGAAGAATTTACATTTAGTAAATGTAAAACATCACAAGGAGTAGAAGACAATAACCATGTAGATTACAATGTTGTAACTGATATTATTTTTGATAAGTTTACAACTTATCTAGAATCTCTAGGCCCAAAGGAAATGTTAAAAAGTGTATTAGAAGTTCCTTGGATTAACATATATGAAGAACATGGATTCCAAGATTCACATGACCATCAAGGCAGTAAGTTTTCTGATTTTGCATGGTGTTATGTACATCAAGCTGGTGACTCACATATTGTATTTAAGAACAAACATGCTTCTAATAGTGAAGTCTGTTTACAAGAATTTCTACAAGCTTACGACACCTCAGTAAATTATGTTCCATCCATAAAAGGTAAAGGAACCGTATACTTTTTCCCAGCACATATCTATCATGCAGTATCACCAAACTTAAGTACTACTCCTAGGATAACAATATCGGGAAACATTAGAATAAAGGGAACTGGTGTCTTGAGAATTGGAGAAACTAAATTAACATAATTTATAGATGCTATAAATACTATTATATTATGACTACTAACTTGAAATCAACAGACGTGATAAGTGCAATTGAGGAAAAGATTGCACTGAAGAAGAAACTCCGAGAAGCTAAAAGAAAACATGATGACTCGGCCTCAAAGAAATTATCAAAAAAAATTGATAAAATTGACGATAAATTACATTCGACACCGCTCTCTAAACCATAAATAATTACGTAAACACATACGGAGTTATACATGTCAGAACTTACAGACCTACTTGCAGTTCAAACTGCAGCTAAAAACAAATTACTAAATCAATTAGATTGGCATAATGGAGTCGATAAGACTTATTTTGTAGGTGAATCTAAATCAGATACAACTCCAGCAGAGTGGAATGGAGCTGGTAGAAAGGCCTTCTTAATTTGGCATAATGCACAGGGTGTAAACGAAAACGATTTAGACCAACAGTTTGTAGACATGTATGCAGAAATGCAATCAACAGATAACTCTTCTCCATCAAATGACTTCCAATATAATTCAGAACTCGTATCAACCATTCAAGGTTCAATAGATTCGTATACAGCAGACATGGCTAACATCCAAGCAAGAATCGACGCAGGTGACACAACTATAGCAGACAGCTAAAAAATGCATAAATAGTAGACAAGGACACCATTTTGGTGTATAATACCTACTATGAGTGCAAAAAACTTACATTTAGAACATCTAGAAGACGAAATCATCAATCAAGGAATTGATGGTGGTCGTGGTGCAATTAACTTTCTTCAAGGTTTAAGAGACATGATGAAGGGCAATTCTTCTAGTTCTGTAAACATGACTGTTAAATGGGATGGAGCTCCTGCAATCTTTTGTGGAAGACATCCCGAAACAAATCAATTTTTTGTTGCAAAGAAATCATTATTCAATAAGACACCATTGTTCTATACTTCTGAACATGATATAAAAAATGCAGAAGAACTAAGTGGACAACTCAAAGAGAAATTCTTAACATCATTCAAATATCTATCTAAACTATCTTGGTCAAATGTCATGCAAGGTGACTTGATGTATACAAACGATAAGAAAACACAAAAGATAGATGGTAAATCATTCATAACATTTCAACCAAACACAATCTTATATGCAGTTGACGAAACCTCAAACCTTGGTAAAGTTATAGCTGGTTCTAAGATGGGTATTGTATTCCATACCACATACGAGGGTAGTACTATAGAAGGATTGGGTGCATCATTTGGTGCAAACATATCTAAGTTAGGTTCTAGTAGTGATGTATGGATAGATGATGCATCATACAAAGATGTCAGTGGTAATAGTTCAATGACTTCAAAGGAGACACTCAAACTAACACAAGAGTTGACTGCAACAGGTAAAGCATTCCACGGTATCACTAAGAAAGACCTACAGAAGTTCCAAGACATACAGATGACTATCACAAAGAAAGGTGCTGGTGCATCCTATAAGACTTACTGCAACTCATTAATCAGACAAGGTAAGTTCAATCCATCATTCGATGGTTACATTAAACACTTTGAAGGATATTGGAAAGATAAAGTTGTTGGTGGTGTTAAAACAGAGAAACACAAATTAATTAAAACAGAGATTGGTGAAGACCTTTCAAGAGAACTTAGAGGTCTTAAAAAGTTTATTACTAATCTCACTAGTTTCATGGGTCACTTGGTAGTTGCAAAACAGATTATTATTGTTGCCCTAAATAGAGTAAAGAGTATCGGAACATTCAAAAAGACTGCAAACGGATTCGAAGCAGTTAACCCCGAAGGTTACGTTGCAATCGACAGAACAGGTAAAGCTGTTAAACTTGTAGACCGTATGGAATTTGCATTTAACAACTTCACTGCAATCAAAAATTGGGATAAGTAATGAAAGAATTCGGTAAATTTTTAACAGAAGCAAAAGACAAGGGTGTTGTATTTACATTCGGTAGATTCAACCCACCCACAACAGGTCATGCAAAATTAGTAGACAAGCTTAAAAAAGAAACCAGCGGTGGTTATCAACCAATGCTTTTCTCATCTCATTCAAACGACAAAAAGAAAAATCCATTAGACCATAAACTCAAAGTAAAATATCTTAAGAAATTCTTTGGTAAGATAGTTGCAGATGTACAAGCACGTACTGTATTTGAGATTGCAAATGAATTACATAAACAAAATTTCAAACGTGTTAAGATGGTAGTTGGTTCAGACAGAATTAAAGAATTTGAAATGTTACTGAAGAAGTACAACGGAGTTAAAGCAAGGCACGGCTACTATAAATTTGATGATATACAAATTGTATCAGCAGGGGAGAGAGACCCCGATGCAGATGACCTAAGTGGAATGAGTGCATCTAAATTAAGAGCTCTTGCAGAAGTCGGTGATTTTAAAGCATTTGCACAAGGTGTTCCGACTAGGAATAAAAAAGATATTGAACAACTATACAAAGACATCCGTAGAGGGATGGGAATTGTTGAGTCATCTTTACCCGACTATATGATTGAAGATTTAATTACTGAAGGAGTCTATGACCAAGGAACATTCAAAGCAGTGTTTTTCTCGGGTGGCCCAGGCAGTGGTAAGTCAACAGTGGTACAAAAGTTATCACTAAAGGCATTAGGACTGAAGATGGTAAACACCGATGCAGCTTTTGAAAATGGATTAAAAAAGGCAGGAATGTCACTTGATTTACGTGGTGCAGACTTTGATAAAGTTGACCCTATTCGTGCAAAAGCAAAGAGTATCACTACAAAGAATATGAACAACTATATTGGTGGTAGACTTGGAATGATATTTGATACTACTAGTGCAAACATTGCTAAAGTACAGAAATATAAGAAGTCATTAGATGCATTAGGATATGAATCTAAAATGATATACGTAAGTGCATCACTAGACAATGCACAAAAGAGAAATGCATCAAGACCTAGAAAATTACCAGCTGAGATAGTAAAATCAGATTGGGAAAAATCTAGAAAGAATGCAGCTGCACTGAAAAAAATCTTTAGTAGAGATTATATAGAAGTCACAAACGATGAAGGATTAAAGGAACTAGATAAAGCTGCAACTAAGATGTACACAAAATTACTTGGTTGGACTGGTGCATTCCCAAGTAATAAGAAAGCACTTGCATGGAAACAAGCAGAACTGGATGCTAAAAAACGATAAATAGTATTATGGACATATTAGAATCTATACTTAACGAAAGAAAGGTCAAACAAGACAAAGACATTGAAGACCGTAAAGGTACTCAACCATCCAAGTATTACGCAAAGGATGCTGATGGTGACGAAATGTCTAAGTCTACCAAACAAAAACGTGCAGCTCATTTTGCACAGAAAAAAGACGGCCCTGCACCTGGCGACCATGATGCAGATACTAAACCTTCCAAACATACTAAAAAGTACAAAGATATGTACGAAGATGCTGGTAAGTCACTTGCAAAGAAAGCTGATAAATCGGGGATATCAAAAGGTATTCTACAACAGGTTTATAACAGAGGTGTGGCTGCATGGAAGACTGGTCATAGGCCAGGCACTACTCCAGAGCAGTGGGGACATGCAAGAGTAAATTCATTCATCACCAAAGGTAAAGGAACATGGGGTGGTGCAGACAAAGACCTTGCAAAGAAAGCTGGTGCATCTGAATCAGTCCAAGAAGGTAAATTAGTTACTAGTGCTCAAGACATCATTGCTCTAATTTTGAAAAAAGTTGGTCAAAAAATGGAAGATGAGTTTACAAAGAATCCCGAAAAAGGTATTGGCCTTATCAATACAATCGGTGCAATGGTTAAACATAAAGTTACCAATAAGAAACAAGAGAAAGGTAAACTATTTCTTAAATTCGGTGACAATCTAGAGGGTGATTTATTAGAAGATGCAGCCGTAGATGCAGCGGAGTTAAAAGCAAAACAAGCAGGTGAACTCGAACGTCTTAAACTAAGACAAGAGGACGAACTCGAAGCATTGACTAAAAGACACGAAAGAGAAACAGAAAGAGTCGATGGTCAGAAAGAGAAAGAGACTGCAGACAAACAAATTCAATCAAAACGTGATGCAGACAGAAAGAAAGCAGAAACGAAATCAGAAAGTTATAAAACTATTTTAAAGGTAAGGGGAATAAAATGAGTGGGAACAAACATGATAACGGAGTCCATGAAGTTGGAACAGACGAAACCAAAAAGGCATATCAAGAAGATACTCCAGGCCAACAGGTAGAGGAATATCTATCACAGGTCAAGGTTGTCAATGAAGAGAGACAAAAGAAACACTTCTCTACTAAGTACCCTAATCCATTAAAAGGATTCCCTTACAATGAAGAGAAACTAGAAGAAGCATGTTGGGATGGTTACGTTCAGAAAGGATTCAAAACAAAAAATGGTAAACAAGTACCAAACTGTGTCCCTATAGGTGAAGAAATACAAGAAGCATTTAGACCTAACCCCGAATTAAGAGATGTTAAGAAACTTGATAAAATGCTAGAGAGTGCATACAAAAGTATGAACAAATTACAAAATGGTAAATCCCTCTATCTGAGAAAATGCAATGATGGTATTGTAGACGCTAGAAGAGCTTTAGACGAATATGTTGATGCTATTGAGAGCGGAAAGCTTGACTAATGAAGACCTTTCACGAACTGGCTATACACGAGACAGTTGATAGTCTACAAGAGACTAACACTAATATAACCGACAATCCTTTTAGATTGGGTTCTATGATGTATTTTGAAGTCATCAAAGAGGCAAGGAAGAGATTAAGTGAGGATAGATACGTACTTACAGAGGTTGATAAACAAATCCTAGAGACAGACTTAGGTGAGTTTGAGGTCTATGAGGGTAACATGGTTCCTCTAGATTGTCCTATGATTATAGAAGAAGAAGAAAAGGAACCCGAACTCAATAAACCCAAAGTCGGTGGTAGTAAGAAATACTATGTCTATGTAAAGGACGGTGACAAGATTAAGAAGATATCTTGGGGTGATACTACAGGGTTAAAAGTAAAGTTAAAAAATGACAAAGCAAGAAAGAGCTTTGTTGCAAGACACCAGTGTTCTACTAAGAACGACAAGACTACGGCAGGCTATTGGGCATGTCGATTACCATACTACGCAAAACAATTAGGTTTGAGTGGTGGGGGAGATTTTTTTTGGTAGTCTAAATATAGGTGTAGGTTATACATTATGAAAGAATTATATCACACATACGTGAAAGATGCAAGAGAAGCAAAGGTCTATAAAACTTCAAAAGGATTTGAAGTTGACCTCAAAGAATTAGGTACAGGTAAGAAAGGACGCAGAGCGGTCTATGACCATTCTGAATCGTATGCAGAGAATTTAGCAGAGAACTTCGTCGAAGGAATGTTCGACTTAGAACCGAACGATATTGGGTACTATGGTTACAAACAAAAGTCAAACAACTATGTTAAAGGACTTGACGACTAAACCTTATACCGAAAGGGTAGAGGAACAACATGGTACAGGTGTACCTTACGTTATAAGAGAGTTCGAGGACAGTGTATTGGAAGAAGAACTGGTCTGGCATAGAGACAAAGAGTCTCGACAGGTTAGCGTATTAAGTGGTAGTAACTGGTCATTACAACATGATGACGAGTTACCTATATTATTAAATCAAGGAGAAGAGTATTATATTCCTAAAATGACCTACCACAGGTTGATAAAAGGACAAGGAAATCTTGTTGTTAGGATACGAATTACATAAATAAGACTATGAGTTATAAATCAGAAAATTGGAAGGACAAACTGGATGAAGTCCGTAACTACGTGGAACCACGTAAAGATGGCACGTTAGAAAAGACTGCAGAAGACATCATTTCAGACGAAATTGAGGCCTTAGTAGCTCATCTTGAGGAAGATTTAAGTACTGAAGACACTCTTCCCGAAGTAGAAGATATAGAAGAATTTATTGTTGAAGAGGGAATGGGAGATAAAATCTCTAAACTTTTCAAAACTAAGGACAAAAAAGAAGTCAATGGTATTGCAAATCTTATGAACATGACAGATGTCAAAGTTCTACAAGCTATGCAGAAACAAAATCCTAAAGGATTCAAAAGAATGACTGCAAAGATGGGTGAACTTCCAGCAATGGAAGAGGTTCAAGAAGAAGTCATAGAAGAGAACACATCTCTCGAAAAGACAGTTGAAAAATTAACAGAAAAAAACATGTTAGGTAGACTTGCAAAGTCTTTACGTCTTGATGAAGAAGGTAAAGAAAAAATGTTTGACTACTTCAAAAAAGGAGAATTAGAACAATGAAATTTGAAGGATTAGGACATGGTTTATCCGACTCTTTACTCGCAGCTGCTAACGCAATTGTATTGGAAAGTGGTGATTATAAGAAGTTCTTTCAAGCTGCACTAAAGAAGTTTGGAGTAACATCTCCAGCAGAACTTAAGGGTGACAAAGAGAAAGAATTCTATGATTACATCGATAAGAACTGGGACGGTAAAGACGAGAAGAAAGAAGCAAAGATAGACGAAGATGTTCGAGATATGAAAAACTTCAAAAATAAAGACCGTAGAGGTCATGAGGCTAGTTTATATATCGAAACAAAGGGTAAAATTTCCAAAGATGAATTAACAGTTATAGATAAACTAATTAGTAAAATTAGGAAAATGCATGTAACTAGTTTTGATGGTGCATCTGATGAACCAAATTCTTTAGAATTTTACGGTGACGAAAAGTCTTTAGACAAATTTATTTCTGATAGAAATGTACAAAAGATTGTTAAAAAGTATAAGGGTAAGGTAAACGGCCCAACGAAAAACGAATCAGTTAGAATTGAAGAAGTCTTACCAACACCAATTGACGGTGTCGCAGAATCAGAAACATTTAACGAGAAGGCTGGAAAGTATGCAAAATACTCAGACCTTCTTATGCAAAAAGCAAGACTAGTTGCACAAGGCCCAGCTGCCACAAAAGAAGTTGGTGACATCAACAAGAAGATTGCATCCGAGATTAAGAAACTTGGTATCAAAGAAGACAAAGGATTTGAAAGAATTCTTATGGCTGTATTCGAAGGACAGATAGAAGAGAAAGCAAAACCTTCAAAAAAGTTTATTAAACTTGGTGACGAAAAAAAAAATGTAAATGAAGGTAGTAGAGATTACTACAAACAAGCTGATGCTTTAATCTCTAAACATGGTGAAGAAAAAGCATTTGTATACAAAGCACCTAAACTTAATAAAATAGTAAAGGAACTACAAAACCTCATCAAAAAAGAAGTTAAAGCAGGTTTCAAAGAGTCTAAAAAACAAGGTGAGACAGTAATAAAACAATTACAAAAGTTAGAAGTAATGGGTTATGATGAGAATATCGTTATGACAAACAAACAGCATTCTAAGTTTAAGTTTGATGGTGATACTGCATTTAGAGAAGAGATGGCAGAAATCATCATGCAAGATGCGATTCTATCATACGCAATATTTGGAGAGTAGAATGAATTTATTTCATGAAGCAAAGAAAGTTTTAGATAAGGATGGTAAAGTCAATCCTTTGGGCCCATATGGGAAACAAAAACTTACAGGTAGAGAGGTATCTACATACTTCAGAAGAAATAAAGTCAGTGACCCCGAAGTTAAGAAAGCTGTAGAAGTTGCACTTGACCTTGGTGGTGCAGACACTATTGCAAGACAAGAAATTAAAAAGTTCTACGGTGATAAGATTCTAAAATCAAAAGAAGTTCAGAATGCATTGAAGTATGCAAACGAAGAATTCCAATTTCAAGAAGATTACAAAAAAGTAATCAAAATGTATCCAAGAGATAAAGACTGGAAGAAACTCATCACAAAACACAGAAAAGCAATTGATGATTTCAGAAAGAACAACAAAGATTTACCTAAAAAGGTAGAAGACGATTTAATAGGTTGGGCATCAACAACTGGAGCAGTTGGTCATAAAGACGATGTAGAAGACTTCATAATGGACATCCTTGATGAAGGCATCATTTCCGAGAAGTTCAAACCTTACAGTGACAAACAGTATCCTAGATGTGTAGACTTCTACATTCAATTCAGAGGTGGTAAAGGAGACAGAATCACTTCAGAAGAGAATAAGAAAGACTTCATTAAAGCAACAGATATGATTGATGCATACTGTAAGAAAAACAAA